CATAAATCATTTGACCATAATAGATTTGCGGATGATGTTTATAATTGTATACACAAATTTATGATTACTTATAATGTTAATGATAGACTGCTAGAATTATATAAGAACTATAATCTAAAGGAGTGGGAGCTAAGATATTCTATGGCACATCGTGGAGATAAAGGAACAAAGGATAATATTAAAACAGAATTATTAGTGACTAACTATTCTATTGTCCCACAAACACCATTGGAGGTAGCATTGGCATGAATCTTACAGACTATATTGGAGAAATTGATGACTTTCCAACAAAAGGAATTCTTTTTAGAGATATATGTCCTCTCTTAAGGAGTCCAGAAGGATGGTCTTTGGTGATGCAACAATTAGGATTCTTTTGTGAAGAATTAAGTCCTGATTATATTGTGGGGATTGAGTCTAGAGGGTTTATTGTAGGAAGTTCTTTGGCTACTGTAGAGAAAATACCCTTTGTTCCCATCAGAAAGAAAAGTAAATTGCCTGGTAAAGTATTGGGAGTAGATTATACTTTAGAGTATGGTGAAGATCGACTGGAGATACAGGTAGATGCTTTTGAGGGTAATCCTAGAGTCCTTCTGGTGGATGATTTACTTGCTACTGGTGGTACAGTAAAGGCTGCTGCAGAGTTGGTAGAAAGTGCTGGTGGTAATTTAGTGGGGTGTGGGTTTATAATAGAACTATCGGAATTGGATGGTAGGAAGAATATTCCTAATGTTCCAATTAATTCTCTAATTACCTATGACTAAAGAAGAAATCCTTGAGGAGATTGGAGGACTTGCTAAAGAATTGGGTGGGGAGTATCTCCATCAAACTGCAATAAACACTAAAGGTGAGAGTGTCAAACGTATTATTATAGAGTATGATAATGAAATTGACTGAAGAAGAACTAGAAAGGGAACGGTGGATTGATGATGATTGCATGATGATCAATCAGTATTATTATTTCCGATCTCTCTATCCTGATATGCCTTTCTATCTACAGGATAATAATGGAGATACTTATGAATTTAAGTTAGATCTCATTTATCAATACATTGGGAAACTACAAGATTATGAGTATTGAATTAAAAGATTGGTTAAACTCCATCAATTTCACCAAAGAAAACTTGATGGAAGATCCTGATTCCAAAAGGGATTATGCTCCTTATATTATAAATCGTTGTTTATCAGGTAATCTTGATTGTATTATGTTTGTTAATGAGATGAACATAAATCATCATTTAGATAAAGACCTTCAATATTCTTTTTATCTAAATACACTTAGGAAAAAGAAGAGATTCGCTCCCTGGCTCCGTAAGGATAAAGTCACGGATCTTGAAATCATTAAACAATACTATGGTTATAGTAACGACAAAGCATCACAAGCTTTGAAAATATTAACCCCTGAACAAATTAATTTTATTAAACAAAGACTTGATATTGGAGGAGCGAAATGAGTATTACGGTGGAACCTGAAGTAAGATGGTCTCAGGACCAGATGGTAGAAGTACTTCTAAATGAACCAGATGATTTCTTAAAGGTTAGAGAAACTCTCACAAGAATTGGCGTAGCATCAAGAAAAGAAAAGAAACTTTACCAAAGTTGTCATATTCTGCATAAGCAGGGTAGATACTATATCGTGCATTTTAAGGAGTTATTTGCATTAGATGGTAAACATGCTAACCTTACTTCTAATGATGTTCAGCGTAGGAACCGTATTACTCGTCTTCTTGCTGATTGGGGTCTCATATCTGTAGTAAAGGATGAGGATGTAGTTGATATTGCTCCACTTAATCAAATCAAAGTTCTTGCATATAAGGACAAGGGAGATTGGGTGTTGGAGCAGAAGTATAATATCGGAAAGAAAGTGAAGACCCAAGAAACCCAAGAAACCGAATAAGAGAGTAGGGGATTCAACATCCCCCTTTTTTGTGGTTTGTGCTATAAATAGGTATGGATGCCGAAAGGATCCACAAAACACAAACTCGCTTAACAAGGAGCTACTATCATGGGTAACCTAGCCAGGTACACTGCCGCCGATCTTCCTGCATTACTAGACAGGATCTCAAAGAACAGTATTGGAATGCATGATTATTTGGATCGTGTATTTGATTTTCAAGAATCACAACCAAATTATCCACCATATAATTTAGTACAACTTAATAATCATGAATCGAGACTCGAAATCGCCTTGGCGGGCTTCAAGAAAGATGAACTCAAAGTCTTTACGGAGTTTGGAAAATTATATGTGGAAGGCAAAAAGGAAGAATCAGAAAAAGATGGAGAATTTGTCCATAAAGGACTGGCCCAACGTTCCTTCCAACGTATTTGGACTATCACCGACGATACGAAAGTGGGATCGGTCAAGTTTGAAGATGGACTCCTCACAGTGGAGTTGAATAAGATAGTTCCAGAGCATCATTCTCGCAAGGATTATCTTTAAATAATAAGAGGTCTTTACAGACCTCTTTTTTCTTGCTATAATATATTCATGACAAAAACTACTAAATTCTCCATTGCAAAAGATGGACTTGTAAACCAAACCGAATTATTTAATGATGATGGTTCCACCCAACAGCACGTTCGAGTTGCTCTACATACTGTACTTCAGGAATTAGGGGTAAATGTAGTAGAAGAATGGGAAATGGATGATGATTCTATTGAAATTACAGTCACAACTTAAGATAAAACTATGACGATTAAATTGGTTCTCCTTAAGTCGGGGGAAGATATTATCACTGACATCACTGAAATGCGTACCCATGAGGGTGCGGATGGTAAGGTTGTTGGTTATTTTATGGATAAACCTTGTGTTGTTAAAATGAGGAATCCTCAGACTCAACAGTCTGATGGGAACACTCAAAAAGCAGGATTCGAAGTTTCTTTATTTCCGTGGTTACCACTCTCTTCAGAAACAACTATTCCTGTAACAGCTGATTGGTTGATTACAATGGTCGAACCAACAGCAAAATTAAAAGAAATGTACATTGAGGATGTAGTAAATGGACCGCTTAGTAAAAATAGTTCACCTAACAACAAATCAACTTCTGATAAGTGAGATAGTTGAAGTTGCTGCTGTTGACATAGGAGCACCTGATTGTAAGATGGTTAATCCATTTACTATCAGAGCAGAAGCAGATAGTATTTCTCCTACTTTAGAACCTTGGTTACTTAATGTGACAAAGGAGGATATATTTATGATTAGTTCTGATAAGATACTTACCTTGGCAGAACCAACGCCCACCCTACTTGAAAAATACTTAGACCTTACTAAATGAAATTTTACACCAATATTCAACTAATCGGCAACCAGTTTTTGGTCCGTGGAGTTGATAATGGTAGAAGATATGAACATCGTGATGAATTCTTCCCTACACTATTTGTCAAATCTAAAGGAAAGTCTAAATATAAGACGTTAGGTGGAGAATCAGTTGAACCCATTAATCCAGGAACAGTTAGAGATTGTCGGGACTTCTATAAGAAGTATGATGATGTTGAGGGATTTGCGATTTATGGGAATGATAGGTATATTTACCAATATATTTCAGAGAAATATCCTGAGGATGAAGTCAAGTTTGACATATCTAAAATTAAGCTTGTTACTTTGGATATTGAAGTTGCGTCTGAGCACGGGTTTCCAGACGTTGAATCGTGTGTGGAAGAGATCTTGGCAATCTCAATACAAGATTATACAACTAAGCAGATCATTACTTGGGGTAGCAAACCCTTTGAGAATAATCGGAAAGATGTAACATATCATCATTGTCCAACAGAACATCAACTTCTATCTTCCTTTATTAATTATTGGATGGAAGATGTTCCTGATGTGATCACTGGATGGAACATTCAATTATATGATATTCCATATATTGCCCGTAGGATTAATAGGGTGCTTGGTGAGAAGTTGATGAAGAGACTTTCTCCTTGGGGACTTGTATCAGAGGGAGAAACATTTATTAAAGGTCGTAGGCATATAACTTTTGATGTTGGTGGTGTTTGTCAGTTAGATTATCTTGATCTTTATAAGAAGTTTACTTATAAAGCACAAGAGTCTTATAGGTTGGATTATATTGCACAAGTAGAACTAGGACAGAAGAAGTTAGACCATAGTGAGTATGAGACTTTTAAGGATTTTTACACAAAGGGTTGGCAGAAGTATATTGAGTATAATATAATTGACGTGGAACTTGTTGACCGTTTGGAAGACAAGATGAAATTGATTGAGTTGGCATTGACTATGGCATATGATGCCAAGGTTAATTATAATGATGTCTTTTATCAGGTGAGGATGTGGGATAACATCATATATAATTACCTCAAAAAGAGGAATATTGTAATACCACCAAAGAACAGATCACAAAAGAACGAAAAGTACGCTGGAGCATATGTCAAAGAACCAAAACCAGGAAGCTATGATTGGGTTGTTAGTTTTGACCTCAATAGCTTGTACCCTCATCTTATTATGCAATATAATATCAGTCCAGAAACCCTCAGGGAGACTAGACATCCCAGCGCGAGCGTTGAGAGGATATTAAATAAGGATGTTGAGATTGGAGGTGAGTTTGCAACATGTGCTAATGGAGCACAGTATAGAAAGGATGTAAGAGGATTCCTACCAGAGTTGATGGATAAGATGTATGGAGACCGTGTGGTCTTCAAAAAGAAAATGATTCAGGCTAAGAAAGATTATGAAAAGACCCCCACTAAATCATTGGAAAAGGAGATTGCTCGATGTAACAACATCCAAATGGCGAAGAAGATCTCTCTTAATTCTGCTTATGGTGCTATCGGCAATCAGTATTTCAGGTACTATAAATTAGCAAATGCTGAGGCTATTACTCTATCTGGTCAGGTTTCTATTCGATGGATAGAGAATAAGATGAACCAGAAGATTAATAAAATTTTAAAAACTGAGGATGTTGACTATGTTATTGCTTCTGATACCGATTCCATTTATCTTAACTTGGGTCCT